CATATTAAATGCAGCCACTAATGCAGGGAAAAGTGAGATAGCAGCAGGAATTATACAAGAACTTCTACCTTACTTAGAAAAAGGAGAAACGATTGCTTTCTTCACACACAGTAAAGAAATATTCCATCAAACAGCAGACAGAATGAAAGAAAGGCTAAATATTCCTATAGGTAAAATAGGTGCAGGTTCATTTGATATAAAACAAGTAAATGTGGTAATGATACCTACAGTTAATGCAAATCTTAAAGACCCAAGTGAGGGTGTAACTTTAACCCAGAAACAAATGATTTATAAGAAGGTTGCTTTACAGGTATTACCTAAACTATCTACAACACCTAACAAGAGAACAATGTTATTCTTAATATTAGAACAAATGAAAGTTAAAACAAAAGCAGACCAAGCATTTAAAGAAGAACTAACTAAAATATATCAAGACCACAAATCAGATTCAGAATTAATGATGAAATTAAATACGTATAATGTTAAGTACCAAGAAATCCTTAGAAAGAAAAATGAAAAGAAGTATGATAAGTACTACAAGATGAAAGACTTCTTACAGAGTATTGTATGTTTCATTGGTGATGAGTTCCATCATGCTAAATCTGATACTTGGTATACAAGTTTATTACAATGTGAAAATGCTCTATACAAAATAGGACTGACAGGTTCTATTGACCACAGTGACCCTCTAACAGTACAGAGACTAAAAGCATTATGTGGAGAAATACTTATTAAAGTATCTAATGATTATCTAATAGAAAGAGGAATATCAGCTAGACCAACAATCAATTCAATACCTATAGCTAACCCAACTGACTTAGAGGAAGAAAATCAATACCAAGTAGCATATGATAAAGGTATTGTGAATAATGAATTTAGAAATACATTAGTTGCAAAAATAACAGAAAAGTGTTATTATGATAATAAAGGTATTTTAATTATTGTTAATTTCTTACAACATGGTAATAATATATCGGAATTACTAGAAAGTTATGATATTCCTCATGAATTTATTTACGGTGATTTAGAAACAGATAAACGTAAACAGTATTTATCTGATATGAAGTCAGGTAAACTTAAAGTTCTTATTGCTACTTCACTTATAGATGAAGGTGTGGATATTTCTGGAATTAATACTTTAATTATTGCAGCAGGAGGAAAGTCCTTAAGGCAAGTATTACAAAGAATAGGTCGTGCTTTAAGACGTAAAGAAGAAGATAATACAACACAGATATACGATTTTATAGACATGACAAACAAATTCCTCTATAAACATTATTTAGAGAGAAGAAGTATTTATGATAACGAAAACTTTGAAGTAAGAGAAATAAAATAGAAAGTGGTGGGTTAATGTGGATAAGCAAGAAGTACTTAAATATTTAAAAGAAAACAGTAAGCAAAGATTATTTAATATAAGAACTAAGAAATTACTAGCTGAAAAATTAAGTATCTCTATACCTATATTAAATAGTAGACTAAAACAACTAGAAGAAGAGAATAAAATTAAAGTAGAAAAGAAGAAACAAGGTTTAGATATTATTATTAATACAGAAGTAGACCTTCAAGATTTTCTCAATACTAACGAAAATATTATAGAATCTGATAGTGATTATGCAAAAGACTTGAGGTCTAGGGTATTTTACAGAAAAGAGAATAAGAGAACACCTAAAGAACAAGTTGTCTTTGATTCGATTAAAGATGAGGAAAGAAAAATAATTCAAGAAATGAACTTTAGAATGAGATATAGTAGATTTCCAACCAAAGAAGTCTTTGAAGTATCCTCAGACCCAGAGAAACATTTTAAGACTTATATACTTTCAAAAATATATGATAAGCTTTGTACAATACATTTAAAGGTTAGAAAAAGAAAGTTTAAAGAACAAACAGAGAAAGCAATTAAGAATAATGAATATCCAGAATACATTTCTTCTTTAGAAGCTAAATCTAATTATTATGCAGAACAAGTTGTTAAGTACGAAAGACAACAAACTCTTAATGATGATTTCTTTGGTAACACAACTTATGGTTATTTCCTATACCTGTATCATCTATCTTATGAAATAGATATAATTAAATTTATGATAAATGTATTTAGTACACATAGTTTTATGTTTGAGCAAGGTAAAGAAGATAAACCTGTACCTCAACCTGTAGAGTTTACAGAACAAAGAAAGATAGATAATTATTATAAATATCTGGATGCAATTAGAAATCGTATGAATAGTGATAATAGACAACTCACTAACTACACACAACGAATGAATAGTGAAGTTGAATATAATGAAGATACAATCTTACAACAATTAAAGCTATTATTAATTAAAGACTATCATCATTTAACTTATGATATTAATACAGTATTTAATGTAGCTATGGATTTAGAAGATTATCAAATAGGATTAATCGAGCAGAAACAACAACACTTACTTAATTATTACCAAACGTTCAAAGAAGAAATAAAACAATTTGAACAAGAGGACAAAGAAAAGATAGATAGGTTTGTTAAGCTACTAATTATAGATAGTTATGCACCTAAAACAATTACTAATACTTATAGATTATCTATGTTCCCTCTACAAAGAATGTATTTAATTGATTTAATTCTTTCAGAACAAACTAGAGTTTTATCTGTAGCACATCTAAGAAGGATAGGGTTAATCCGACCTCTTAATAACAACGTCTTAGAGATTGAAGGTTTGACTGATACTGAAGCAGATATACGATTAGGAGCAGACTTTGTAAATGCTTATAATGATATTATAGACTATAATACTTTAAGAATGTTTGGTTACTACACAGGGTTAGACATAGATATGAGAGATATAAAACACATACTAGAAAAATATAATAAAAAACATTTGATTCCATTCACAAAATATGGTATGTTAAATATATAGGAAAGGAGTACTAAGATGAGTAAAACGATTAAAGATTCTATCTTAAGTAAATCTATTAAAGATATTGGGTTTGCGAAGGATGTTCTTACAACTTTACCTGGTAAGTTATTTACAGATAATGATAATATGAGTACAATATTTACAGTTCTTAAAAGAAATGCTGTGACTAACTCTGAACCATTATCTCAGCAAGCATTATCAGCTAAGATTGAAGAACTATTAGATAGAAGTAAAAAAGACCCTGAAGAAGTAACACAAACAATTCAATATTTAGATGAATTATATAATGTTGAGGTAGATAGTCAAGATAAAGGATTAAATAAAGAGATAGAGAGATATGTTAAAACAGAATTATCTAAAAATGCTCTAGCTAAATTCTTATCTGAAAACAAACAAGAAGATTCAGAGAACTTGAATGAACTTATAGATGAGTTAAAACAAATAGACATTAAAGATATAGCAGGAACAAATGGTTCTTTTATTGACTTCTTTAATGATGTAGATAAAAAACGTGAACTCTTAAATACAATCAATCAAAATAAATTCTCTACAGGATATCATGCTTTAGATAGAGAAATTGAAGGTGGGATTGCAAGAGGGGAAGTTGGAGTATTCATTGCACCTACAGGTAAAGGTAAATCTTTCTTTGCTTCTAACTTAGCAAGAAATTATGTTAAGCAAGGACTTAATGTTTTGTATGTAGCATTAGAGGAATTAGAAAACAGATTAGTACTAAGAGCAGAGCAACAATTTGCTGGTATAGATAAGAAGACTTTAATGAACTCTGAGATGCAACTAAACGAAGACTTATTTGAAGGTATCCAAAGTATTTATAAAAGAGATGGACATATGTTTGGTGATTATTATATTGCTAAATACCAACCTAATGAACTTTCAATTGGTAACTTGGAACAATTGATTATAGATACAACAATTAAAAAAGGTAAAAATATAGATGTAGTTGTAATTGACTATCCTAAACTTATGAGAAACCAATTTGATAGATACTATGATATAAGTGAGTCAGGTGGTAAGATGTTTGAAGAAATACGAAGTCTAGCACAGAAATATGATTTTGTATGTTGGACACTAGCTCAAACAAATAGAACTGCATATAGTGCAGAAGTAATTACAAGTGAACATGTAGAAGGTTCTAGGAAAATACTTAACACTGTAGAAGTAGCTTTAGTTCTTAACCAAACAAGTGAGGAATTTAAATCTGGATTTATGAGACTTTATCTAGATAAAGTTCGTAACGGTACAAGAACAGGAGACCCATTCGTACATCTGAAAGTAGAACCAGAGAAAATGAGAATTAGAGATGAGACTGAAGATGAATTAATTGAACATAAATCCTTAATTAATGATTCAGACAGCAAACCGAATAACAGTAAATTTGAGAAGACTGAAAATAAAAGAGAAGCTTTAAATAATAAATTCGGAGGTATGTCCATTGGATGATTTTAAAAAGATTTATAAAAAAGCAAGACGTATATTCACAAGACATAAAGCAACATGGGAAGATAAAGGAAATATTAAAGCTTTTTATTTAAAAGGAACAAGTATAGGAGTAATTGACTTAGATGAGTCGGCTAAACTACAAGGTAAAGAAGGGAACCCCTCAGGATATAAATACAATGTTATGTCTGATAAAAAACCTGCAATACCTTGTAATTCTTTAGATGAGGTAATAGAAGCTATAGAAATAAAATTAAAGGAAAAATAATTTAAACTACCTATTGACTTAGGTAGTTTTTTATTGTATAATGAGATTACAAATAAAGGAGAGGTTTTATATGAATATTAATTACATAAAAGAATTATCAGAGGAAAGTATTGAAAGTCTAATAGAAACATTAGAAGGTGCAATTGATATTGTTTTAGATGAACAAAAAGGTGACGAGGATGAATATAATCTAATAAAACTAGAAATGACAATTAAAGTATTAGAAGGTATTAAAAAAGGAGAAGACTTTGTTGATACATGGTATACAGAAGGATGGGAATATGCACACTTTGTACCTAGAGTACTAGATGAAATGGGGATATTCCATTTGGAAGAAAAACTAAATAACAGTTCAGAAACAATTGTATGCACAATGTATTTAAATATTGACAATGACCAAGTATTATAGTATACTTGGTTTACAAACAAAAAAAGGAGAGATTTATAATGAGAAATTTTGACCCAATAATTAACTTTAGATTTTTTAATAGAAGTAAACCAGAAGGATATGTAGTATTTCTAACAAGTGAGTCAGAAACTAAAGGGATGACAATTGAAGTAGCAAGTCCAGAAGATAGAGTGTTTGAGCTTGAATATAAACCAAATACAATTATTTTAACAGATAACAATAATAAAATAACTACTTATGTAAATGATGTAGATACTTCATCTGACGAACTAGAAAAACATATACACAAACTTGTTGAAGAGGATTTGGAGGATAAATAATGAAATTTATATTTTTTACTGATAGTCATTTTCATTTATTTACAAACTATGCAAAACCTGATGAATATTATGTAAATGATAGATTTAAAGAGCAAATAGAGGCATTACAGAAAGTGTTTAATATTGCTAGAGAAGAAAAAGCTAAAGTTATATTTGGAGGAGATTTGTTCCACAAACGTAATTCAGTAGATACTAGAGTGTATAACAAGGTCTTTGAAATATTTGCTAATAATCAAGACATTAAAGTTTATATGGTTAGAGGTAATCATGATGCTGTAAGTAACTCACTATACACTGATTCAAGTATAGATATATTTGAAACTTTACCTAATGTAGAAGTAGCTAAAACATTAAGAAGTGAGCCTTTAAGCTCAAAGGTACAGTTAACGATGTGTGCTTATGGGGATGAGACAGAAGAGATTAAAGAATTTATTAAAGATAGCTACCAAGAAGGTAAAGTAAATATTCTAGTAGGACACTTAGGTGTAGAGGGTTCTCTGACAGGTAAGGGTTCACACAGACTTGAAGGTGCATTTGGTTATCAAGATTTATTACCTGACAACTATGCTTTTATTCTATTAGGTCACTATCATAGAAGACAGTATTTCACTAATCCTAATCATTTTTATGGGGGTTCTTTATTACAACAATCCTTCTCAGATGAACAAGAGTCTAATGGGGTACACTTAATAGATACAGATAAATTAACTACTGAATTCATACCTTTAGATACACGTAAGTTCATTACAATACAAGGAGATAATGTTCCTGATAATATTGATGAGCTTGTAGAAAAAGGAAACTTTATTCGTTTTATAGGGACACCTGAACAAGCTAAACAAATTAATTTAAATAAAGAACAAGAAGATAATATTGAAGTTCAAGTTAAAAAAGAGTATACCGTAGAAAAACGTATTGATAGTGATGTATCAGATGACCCATTAACAATTGCAGAAGCATATGCTAAACAATTCACACCAGAAGCTAAGAAAGAAATAATAGAATGTCTTAAGGAGGTTCTATAATGAAAAAATATATTAATGGTTTAGAAGAATATAAATTGGATAAAGATGATTTAACTCAAGACTTAATTGACTATGTAGAAAATACAAGACCTAAAACGAATTATTTAGATATTAGAAATGTATATCAAGAAGACTTATTCTTAAATAAGTCTATCTTACAATTTGAAGAATCAGACGGAAGTAGAGTAAATATATGTAATGTTATAGATTTAGAAGATGGAATGAATAAAATGAAAAAGATTTTCAAAGATAGTGGTTTTGAGAAAAACTATTACAATAGAATTATAGAATATGATGATTACTATAAAATTGATTATGGTTCTCACCGATGTTTCTTTATTGTGACTAAGGAGGTTCTATAATGGTTCGATTTAAAAAAGTTGAGATGCAAAACTTCATGGCAATTAAGGAAGCTAATTTAGAATTAGATAATAGAGGATTAATACTAATAGAAGGTGAGAATAAAACAAATGAATCCTTTCAATCTAATGGGTCTAGTAAATCATCTTTAGTATCTTCTATTACTTATGCTCTTTATGGTAAAACAGAAAAAGGTTTAAAAGCAGATGATGTTGTAAATAATAAGATAGGTAAAAACACATATGTTAAACTTTACTTTGATATTGGAGAAGACCATTATCATATTGAAAGATACCGTAAAGATAAAGAAAATAAGAATAAAGTTAAACTATTCCTAAACGATAAAGATATTACAGGTTCTACAAATGATGTGACAGATAAACAAATACAAGAATTGTTTGGAATTGACTTTAATACTTACCTTAACTCTATCATATATGGTCAAGGGGATATTCCTATGTTTTCTCAAGCCACTGACAAAGGTAAAAAGGAAATTTTAGAATCTATTACTAAAACAGATATTTATAAAGAAGCTCAAGAAGTAGCTAAAGAGAAATATAAAGAAGTAGAAGAAAAACAAAACAACCTAGAACAAGAAATTGAAAAAGTAGGTTATAAAAAAGAATTAACTGAACAACAATTCCAAAAAGACTTAGCACAATATCAAGAAGTTAAAAAGAAACAAGAAGAAGAACAAAAATATATTGAAGAACAAACAAATATTATAACTCAAGAGAGACAAAGATACAGTGAAACTATAGAAAAAGTAAAGGAACAGATACCAAAAGTTCATACTGAAGAATATATCTTCACAGACCAATACAACCTTTGTTCTGAAGGTATAGATAAACTAAATAAAGCTCTCAAAGAAACACTTGAACCTGAACAAGATGATTTAATAGAATTGCAAAAAGCAATACATTTTAATACTGTTATGACTAAAGATAACTTAGAGAAATTAGATACAAGTGATACTTGTCCAGTATGTGGTTCACCTATAGATAACTCTCATAAGATAAAAGAGCAAGAAAAGATGAATGAGACAATATCTAGTCAAGAGAAACAAGAAGAAGAATTGCAAAAACAAATAAATCAGTATGCAGAGAAAATAATAACTGTTAAGGATAAGATAGATGAATTGAGACAATTACAGGTTCAGGAAGAACAACAAAAAGAACAACTCGAAAAAGAGAATAGAGAAAAACTACAAAACCAACAGCAATACTATGATAAAATTTCTCAATTAGAAAGAGAAATGAATCGATTACAAGTACCTCAAGCAAATGATTATTCCTATATTAAGGAACCTAATCAAGAAGAACATCAAAAAGAAATAAAAGAATTAGAAAAAACTATTGACAACTATAAGGAAGATATAGTACAATTAGAAAGTAAGAAACAAAGATATAACCAAGCAGTTAATGCTTTTAGTAATAAAGGTATTCGTTCTGTAGTCTTAGACTTCATTACACCTTTCTTAAATGAAAAAGCAAATGAATATTTACAAACTTTATCAGGTTCAGGAATAGAAATAGAATTCCAAACACAAGTAGAAAATGCTAAAGGAGAACTTAAAGATAAGTTTGATGTTATTGTTAATAATAGTAAAGGTGGAAGTTCTTACAAGTCTAACTCAGCAGGAGAACAAAAACGAATTGATATTGCTATAAGCTTTGCAATACAGGACTTAATAATGAGTAAGGAAGAAATATCAACAAATATTGCACTCTATGATGAAGTATTTGATGGTTTAGATGCAATAGGTTGTGAGAATGTTATTAAACTACTTAAAGATAGATTGAATATTGTAAGTACAATATTTGTCATTACTCATAATGAAAATCTTAAGAGTTTGTTTGATAATACAATTAAAGTAATAAAAGAAGAAGGAATATCAAGACTGGAGGATTAATTAGTGAAATTAGTAATTAAAGATAGGGAAAATAGTTATTTGAAATGTAGATATAAGAATTCAGAGGATAAAATTATTAAGGTTAACTTGGATAATTTAATTGAATGGTATCCATTAAGTTTAGCATATGACTTGAAAATAAGTAATACAGGTGATAAAATACAACTATGTAGATTAACTTCTACATTACCTAAACATTATAAAGAAACAGACACTTACTTAGTAGATGAACAAGATTACACTGAATACTTTACATTTGATAGTGTGAAAGAAGATAACCTTAAACTTAAAGAAAGAGCAAAGGAATTTGATATTACATTCATAGATGAAGACTTTGATATAGAAAAAGTATTAATGAACTTTGCTAAGATTAGAATGATTTTTGAAAAAGTTAATTTAATTGTATTAGAGAAATATAAAGAGACTTTAAATAATAAACAATTAAAGAGACTAATCGATAATGATTTAACGACACAAATTGATAGAGCATTAAGTAAGAGTGATGATACTTTAAACAATGCTTATGATGAATTAGGACAGTTATATAATATGACTGTGATTATGAAGAAAATTGCAAGTATTGGAAAAGGGATAGGATATAAAGATAGACTTGAAAGTCTACAGTATATGTTAAAGGAATGATTATATGAGGTTTGAAGAATTTTTACAAGGTACTTTAGGTGCACCTTTAGAAAGTACAGTAGGAGAATTAAGATATAATTGTCCTTTCTGTTCAGATACAAAGAAACGTTTCTATGTTAAACAATCTTTAGATTCTAAGAATGGACAATACATTTGTTTTAATCGTGGTGAAACAGGAAATCCTATTACATTTATGAAACAATATTATAACGTTGATAGTAGAAATGCAGTAAAACTATTAGAACAAAATAATATTGAAATAGACATGGATAAAACAATTAAATTTGATAATAGTCTATCAGATAGTGAAAAGTTAATACTTCTACTAAGAGGTGTAGAACCTGAAGAATATGAAGTTAAAAAGAAGCCACCTAAATTACCTTTTAATTATAAATTCTTATCTCAAAACTTATATAATAAAGAAGCTGTTCCTTTTCTAAGGTACCTAAATAGTAGAGGGGTTACACTACAGCAAATTATCGAACATAATATTGCTTATACTGTAGAGTCTAAATGTTATAAGTCAGATAATATTCAAACCTTTACTTTCTACAATAGTTTAATATTCTTTACGTATAATGCACAAGGTGAATACGTTTATTGGAATACAAGAAGTATTATTCCAACCAAGATGAAAACTATTAATGCACCTGCAAGTGATGAACAATATGGTAAGAAAGATGTTTTATTTAACTTCAATAAGGCTAAAGACCAAAGAATGTTAATTATAACTGAGGGTGTTTTTGATGCACTAACATTTCATCAATACGGTATAGCTACATTCGGTAAAGCAGTATCTGATAATCAAATTAAATTGATTAAGAAATATGTAAAACCAGACACAGATATTTATTTAATGCTAGATAGTGATGCTTATACGTACAATGTAAAAGTAGCTAGAGAATTATTTAAGAAGTTTCCAAATACTTATGTTGTACCTCATGGGGAGGAAGACCCAAATGATTTAGGTACTGAGAAAGCTTTTCAATTAATTAAAGACAAAAGAATTAAAGCAACACCAGAAGGATTAACAAATTATGAAATTCAACAAAAACTTATAAATTAAGCTTGTTAAATACAAGATATTGTGGTATAATGAATATATCGACACAAGGAGGAAATGTAGATGGAAGAGAAAGAAAGTATTTTAAATTATATTGATAAAGTTATTCATAGTATGACAATGAAAGATAAACAAGACTATGAAGAAACTTTAAAAGAAGGTAGAGATATTACTGTTACACGAGAAGAATTAGCATTAGTTGTAACTAACTTAATTCGTAACATTGATACACAAATGACTAATACAGAAGATGGGTTAGTTGAAGATTTAAACATAATGATTGAATCTATGATTGACACAGGAATTATTACAGAAGATACTGTAGAAGAGATGCAAAATAAAATTTATGAAAATAAACAAAAAGTAGAGGAGAATGAATAATGGCTGAAGAAAAACAAATTAGTGAACAAGACTTAAGAATGTGGGTAGAATTTATTACGTTTGGTAAAGTAGAAGGTAAAGAACCTTCTGAAAAACAAGTAAAACAATTAGAACGTTTATCTAAGAGAACAGTAAACTTAGCTGATGCTTCTACAATTGCACAGTATTTAGTAAGACTAGAAACTCAAAGTGATATTAACAACTTAACAGCAATGTTAGACTCAGTATTCTTTATTTTACGTGATAAAATTAATGTAACTACAGAAGATATTGAAAGAGATCTTGATGAAAGAGAGAAAGAAATNTGTTTTAGTAACTAATTGGGCTGAATTTTCTTCATTAACCACCGGTTCAGTCATACGAACATATTCAAATTCTACAGTGGCCCCGTTTGCTGCAGCAACATGTTCCGCATATTCGCGCATACTATCTTCAACAATTTGTCGCGTATCATTATCAAAAGTCCGGACAGTACCTTCTAAGAAAGCATCTTCAGCAATAACATTAAAACGCTGCCCTATATCTGCTTTGCCAATAGTCACAACAGCTGGTTGTAACGGATCAACCTTACGAGAAACGACTGATTGAACATCAGCAATAAATTGAGCCGCTGTCACCGTAGCATCCACTGTATCTTGGGGTATCGCTGCATGTCCACCTTTTCCTTTAAAGTGGATTCTAACAATATCTGCTGCAGCAAACGATGGACCTGGAGGACAAGAAACTTTGCCACTCGGTCCTTGGCTCCAAATATGTATACCAAATACATTATCTACCCCTTCAACAGCACCCTGTTCAATTAATTTCTCGGCTCCTTGAGCGATTTCTTCGGCTGGTTGAAAAATTAAACGGACAGTTCCTGAAATATCCTCTTTAAAGTTATTTAAAGCTTTTACAGCAGCTAACAACATTGCTGTATGAGAGTCATGTCCACAAGCATGCATTTTACCTTCCGTCTTCGATTTATATTCTAAATCTTCTGAAAGTTCTTGAACAGAAAGTGCATCCATATCTGCGCGCAACGCTACAGTTTTCCCCGGATTTCCGCCTTCAATTTCAGCAATAATCCCTGTTGGTTCAGTTAGACGATAAGAAATTCCCCAGGAATCTAATTTTTCTGCAACTTTTTTAGTTGTTTCTACCTCTTCAAAAGATAGCTCCGGATGTTTATGTAAATCTCTTCGGAAAGCAATCATTAATTCTTCATTTGCATGAATGAATTCTTTAATCGTTGATGCAACTGTATTTTGAACCATATTATCGCCTCTCTAATTTAAATTTAATATAATTATTAAAAAATCATAATAAATGAATTCTAAAACTAAAATATGGATCTGTCAACCGGATAGAAATTACATATACTTATTTGCAGTGACAAGTTTTATTGACTCCCTTTTGCATTAAAGAAAAATGAGTTTTACGTTTGCAATTATCGATACAATCTATTATAAAATTTAAGAAATATTGGATTTTTTTGATATAAAGATAGGAGGTGAGCTTAATCTACCTCCTTTTTCATATTTAAAAAGTTGATAGACTATCTAAAGATTATCAATAAAAATAACCAATTATTTCACAATTTATTTATTAGATATAAATTTTTGATTGTTAATATGTATGTAAAGTTACACATATTAAAAAATCATAACTTCAGACTAAAGTCCCTTAAATATTGTTTAAATTTTTACTATACTGAATATATATTGTTTTTCTGTACTCTACAAAGGGGGTTCAAACTTATGAAAGATATAATAAAATACATAGTTCCGGGAATANATAGCCATTTCTGGGTGTAAATAGTGAGGGACTGTTGTAATAATTGCATCTACCTCACCTGATTGAATCATTTCTTGGTAATCTGAATATGTATTGATATCTGAATACAGTTCTTTTGCCTGTTTTTGCTTGTCTTCATCAATATCACACACTGCAACCAAGTTCATACTCGGAACCATACCATCATTAATAAATTTTGCGTACATTGAACCTTGTGAACCAAATCCGATTATTCCAAACTTTAATTTATCTGCCATTATTTATTCCACTCCTTATATAATTTAACGCTTTCAATTTTTAAACTAAAATTATAGCCCGAATACTTCTTTTTCATTTTTTCTAAACTGTAAAGGGGATAGCCCCGTATGCTTTTTGAAAAAACGGCTGAAATGGGCTGAACTTTCAAAACCATTATTTAATGCGATTTCGGTGACCTTCATAGAACGATGGGTAACGAGAAAAAACTTTGCCTGAGTTAAACGATATCCCATTAAACATTCCATAACAGTCATTCCTGTTACCTCTTTAAACAGATGCGATAAGTATGACTTGCTTAAATTAACTTCCTCAGCAACATCCGTAAGGGCCATTTGTTCTCGGTAGTGCTGGGTTAAAAAGTTAATCACTTCTTGAACCTTGAGCAGCTTTTCATCTTTTTCAGAATCGCTGTCGATAAAACTTTCTCTCGGATTAGAAGAAATCTCAATCAAAAGCTGGGTCGTTAACATCAGCATCTGACTTTCAAAATAATATTCTTCTTTACTTTGAAAAATCTCATTGAGTTCAACAATAATTTGGTGTATCTTCTTTTGAACCTTTTGATCTTTAAAACGATACAAGACCCCGTTTTCTAAGAAAAATAGGTCGAGTAATTCTTCTGCTTGGAGCACTTCCAAAAAGTCCTTCAACCATTTTCGGTCAAACTGCATCACACTTCTTATATAAGAATGATCTTTTTGGTTTACAAATGCCTTATGCAGGTTTATCCCATCTATTAGTAATAAATCACCGGGTTCAAGTTTAAAAAACTTTTCCCCTACTTGAAAATTACAATAGCCCTCATGGAAATAATAAATTTCCAATTCAGGGTGAGTATGGAATTCCAGTTGGGTGTCGCCCTTAGTAATTTTATAATAGATACCTAAGTTCATCTCATCACCTTCTGTTAATTACTATTATATATAGGAAAGCGCTTTTAATCATTAGCCAGTATTATCGGAAACACAATTTTTTTTGACTCTGAGTGCTTTTTGCTCTAACAATCACTTATTACAAAATATTTATTATAAAAATATACGCTTAGTGGTTAGTTGACCACTAAGCGTATATCCATAGTTAGAATTGGATTATAGACTTTCTAACCTTTATTTTTTTAGTATTTAGATTCTCTCCAAAGTTTAGTATCAAACTTGCCGCCGAATGCATCCACTGGGCTTACGCCTTTGAATTCTTCTTCTCCAGCTAATTTTTTAACTAACTCTTCGATTGTTACTTCCATTCCATCGTAAGTATTGATGTAAGTTCCCATTTGCGGAACATCAACTAAATCGAATGGGTTTTGTGCAGATATATAGATTGCAGGCACTTCATGTACATAGAATGGCTGGTCTGGTGTACCTTTTGCAGCAGGCCATACAATACGTTGTACAGTACCACCACTGTTAACATCCCCAACATTTACGATTAGGTCATAGTTATCAGTTAAGTTTGCAATGGGTTGTTTTTGTGCATAAACGTTAGCAATTGCTGCACTACGTTCTTCTTCCGGTAATTTTGCAATGCGGTCTTCAGAAGATTCCCAAACTGTAACCTCGTGACCTCTAGCTTCTAATTGTTTCTTCAAGTGGTCATGAGCTTTTGGTTTATTCCCAGCAATCATCGCACCGAATCCACCAGTTTGTCCTTTAATAGGCACCAGTAAAACTCGTTTGAAGCGTTCTGGTGTAATTGGGAAGATATCTTCTTGTTCGTCTTTTACTAAAGTAATTGCTTTGTCCGCAACTTCACGTACAATATCTTGATTTTCTTTAGTATTGATCAATTTCATAGCTTCTTCTTTTTCCATCATGATTTCTTCACGACGGCCTTCATATTTGTGTAAACCTAATGACGCTTTAAGACCTAAAGTACGACGGATTGCATCATGCAGTCGTTCTTCAGTTAAGATGCCGTTCTCATATCCTTCTTTCATCCATTGGAAATCTTCATCTGGATCGTTGAAGAATAAGAACAAGTCACATCCAGCTTCAACAGCTGTTGGAAGCATTTCTCGACGAGGCATTGAAGCAGTCATCGCAACCATGTGAGAAGCATCCGTAACAATTGTCCCGTTATAACCTAATTTTCCGCGTAACAATTCATCTAATAATGTTTTGTTTAATGAAGCTGGTAAGAATTCACTTTCATCTCTTTCAGGGTGTAAAGCTTTTTCATATTCTGGTAAATGAATATGTCCAGCCATAATTCCTGGAAGTCCAGCGTCAGCTAATTCTTTATAGATACGGCCGAATGTTTCGTCCCATTCTTCCACTGATTGCGGGTTAGAAGTAAATGATAAGTGGTGGTCACGTTCATCAATACCGTCTCCAGGGAAGTGTTTAGCAAATGGTACAATACCGTAATCCATAATTCCACGCATATATTCTTTAGATAATTCAATAACTTGGTCTCTGTCCGCTCCCCAAGTACGGTTAGCAATAATCGGGTTGCGCCAGTCACGAGTTAAATCAACGATTGGAGCAAATGATGCGTTACATCCAACTGCAGAAGCTTCTTGACCTGAAATACGTCCCATTTCATAAGCGTATTTAGAATCATTTGTTGCTGCAACTTTAACTTCGTCACCAACTTTAGTACCGTCAGTAACAGCACCGTCTCCGCCAGCTTCAGTATTCGCTGCAATTAATAAAGGAATTTTACTTTTTGTTTGTAAAATTTTATTTTGGTCATAGATTTCTGAAGCAGGTCCTTTGTTATAACGAACCGCTGAAATATGGT